AACCCATATTCTTTGATATTTCCCAAAACTCCTTTGACCCCAGTTTAAACTCCGGGCGTGTTTCCGCTTTATACCAAAAAATCTGGTCGTATAATTTGTTTGATTTCGAATTGTTGTTGATGACTAGACATTCATAGTTTTCGGTGGTCTGATCCATAACGGATGAAAATGATTCCAATGTCGGAAACATGGATGCATAATTCTCCCAAATACGCTTTCGATTCGTCATATATGGCTCTCTTAATATAAAAACATAATCAATATTTGTTCGCAAATTAGGAGGTATGCCTAAAGGATATTGCATGGTAATGATTAACATAACTTTCCAATGACGACCGTTCATAAACAAGAGGCGCATCATTTTATCACGAGTCCATGTTTGGTCATATAGACAATCGTCCAAGATTACAAAGGTGCGTGGATCGATTGTCGACTTTTTGTATACTTCTATATCTTTGTTCATCTGCTTCAATACAGCCTTCTGACGGCGTAACACGTTTTCAATGAGAACAGTATTATACTCCTCGTGAATAAACAGTTTCGGAACATGTTTCGCATAAAACCCGTTGCCTGCTTCCGTGCCTGAAATTACAGTCCCAATTGGGATATCTTGATGATGATATAATAGATCTCTGACTAAAAACGATTTACCAGTATCACGGCGACCGATCATTACAATAACAGGACCCTTATTTTCATTTGGCTTAAATGTTATCCATCGCATATCAAATTTTTTTAGTTCTAAAGTCATATGTGTAAACGTATATATATATATATACTAAAGATTCTAGATAAAAAATACAGGATGTAGACGGATTGTTATAATTTATTCACGTTTACATTCGTCGAATTTTCTATTTAGACACCCTATATCAAGGTTATTCAAACATGAATAAGGAGTTATTAAAATATTGTAAACCAACGAAAATAAACTTGAATGTTTTAGGAGAACAATACCAAGACGCGTCTAGTGAAATATCGAATGAGATTGACTATAATCCTTATCGAATGCAACAAATGCAATTGTATAATCCTATATACAAACGATTTTTTGAAATGAACGAGTCAAATTTTGACCGCATTGCTTTAGACCATCCATTTCACATGTGCGATTTAACACATGTATCAAATGTAACTAAAACCGATATACACGACCAAAATGTGTTTGTTAAATTTTCGCCTTTGTTAGATCCATATCGTTATATGGTTGGTAAATACGACATTAATGATGATAAAATCCGCACTCTACCTAGATTCGATTCGACTGAAGAAACTGTATTACCCAAGATTTTGAGTCATAATAATGCATCCTATGTCGACGCATTCTTTAGTTATTTATCATGTCGATTGTTACATAACCATAATTTCACACATGGTGTAGACTATTATGGCTCTTATATGGGTGTCCAAGATAAATTTCGCGTTTCGATTACAGATGATTTGGAGTTTCTACGAAACTCGAGTTTTTTTAATGAGAATGTTGGGAAATTGTTTGTTGTGGAAGACAAAGAACGTATATTTGACGGATTAGATACGATCGGCGGGTCTAGACGAAATAAGAACAAGTTGTGTTTAGAAGACGCAGATGAATTATCAATTGATTGCGACATTCTGTCTGATATAGAGTCAATCGACGAGACAAATATAACGGACGATGTTGCAGAGGTTGTCTATACCAAGAACACAAGTGCATCTAGGTCCTGTTCTTCTTCCTCCTCTTCCGATAGTGAATTAAATTACAGCTCCGATGATGATTCTAACGAAGAAGACGAAGACGAAGAAGACGAAGAAGACGATGAAGATAGCTGCGAATATTCAGAATCAACTATGGACGATGATGATGAGGATGAGATGTATGGATATATTCATAATTTTCCAATGCAGATGATCTGTATGGAAAAATGCGACGGCACTTTGGATGAACTTTTCGTGAACGATGAAGTAACCGTTGAAAATGGGGCTAGTTATTTATTTCAAACCGTGATGATATTACTTGTGTATCAAAAAGCATTTCAATTTACACACAATGATCTACATACTAATAATATTATGTATACGAATACCGATAAACCGTTCTTATATTACAAGTTTGCAGGTAAATCATACAAGGTTCCCACACATGGTCGCATTATGAAGATGATCGATTTTGGACGAGGCATTTATAAATACCAAGGTAAAACATTCTGTAGTGATAGTTTTGGTCCCGATGGAGATGCTGCGACTCAATACAACATTGAACCGTTTATGAACAAAAACCGTCCAAGGTTAGAACCAAATAATAGTTTTGATTTATGTCGTTTGGGCTCATCCATGTTCGATTTCGTGATGGAGATTGATACACCGGATTCGGAATTAGACGAACTCCAAAAAACGGTGAGACGATGGTGTATGGATGATAACGGTAAGAACATACTATACAAGAAAAATGGTGACGAACGTTATCCAAGTTTTAAGTTGTATAAAATGATTGCCCGAACAGTCCATAACCATACACCGGAAGTCCAACTAGAAGATCAATATTTTGCACAATTCTGTTCTGAGTTTAATGAAGAGGATGGGAAGGAGTCAGTATTAGATATCGACCAAATACCGTGTTATGTATAAGTGAAATCAACGAATTATTTATATCAGGAAATAATTCGTTTAAAATGTGGGAACGTCAGTAAAAACCTGTGTCGTAGCAGGGTTCAATACCTTGGTCTCGGTTACAATGTTGAAAAAGTCGGAGATTATACCGCTAAACTGGAAATAAATGTATGCACCTGTGAGAGAACACACCATGACCACAATACTGTCTCGAACTGTATCTTTCAACGGCTTTCTGTCGTCCGATAAATAGCGGATCTCGACGAACTTAGTAATGCAAAAAAGCACTGTGATTAAAACAGATACAACAAATACTTGTTCCATTTTTGTCTAAATATACTGTGTGTGTCTATATTTTGTTTTTTTATGTAACGCATATTTACGTAGAATATTACGATTTGAATCGCATATGCAAGATAACATTGGTTGCTAGACGTTTCGCTATCCAATTTTCCTGCTCATCTAGTGTCTCGTATGACCTAGTAAGCATTACCAGTAATTCCTGGATTGACTTGACCTTCGATTGCATTATAGTAATGAGCGTCTCCTCGGCTGCGTTATAAATTGTTTGTGATATTGGTAGAGAAGAACATGAGCGCCCACCGGCAGAGTTACGAAATTGATCCATTCCATCTTCCACATAATCCCATAGTAAAGTATCCATATAAGGCGATAGTTGATAAAGAGAAGTCATATTAGTTTGATGTAGGTATATTATCAATAGTATATCTAAAATGCCTTTCAATTTTATGCAAACTTATTTTGTTACTGTAAAAAGATGTGTTATACAAAATTGATTTAGATGCATCTTTTTATATTCATGTAAATCAGTTGAAATGCCTCAAAAAAAGAAATTAATTGTTGATCGTGCGGTTGATCGTGCGAGAATTGCACACATTCATTCAGACGTCTCCTTGAATATTGGAGATTGTAATGAATATGTGAAAACACTCGCCACCGGTTCCATTACTATGGTGTATCTCGATCCACCTTTTAATTCTGACCGTAATTATACAATGAGTGTCGATTCCGAAGTTGGATTTGGTGATAAGTGGACGGATGAATCCTATGAACAATTTCTAGAATCGATTGTTCCTCCGTTGAAAAATGTGTTGACTGAGGATGGGACATTATTCTTTCATATTTCCGCAGCATGTATGTTTATTCCCGAAAAGGTTCTTCGTAAACATTTCCCCTTTGTAACACCCATTTTCTGGAAGAAATGTCGGTCTAAAAACAACGTTAAAAGCAAGTTGGGTGCGACTATTGATATTATTTTCAAATGCAATAAGAAGGAAAAGCACAAATTTCATGTTGTTACACAGGAAAAGGACGCAACCTATTTGAAGAATTCGTTTAAAAACAGCGATGAAGAGCGCGGTAATTATTCCATGGGACATCTGGTCACGGAAAAGACAAAACTCGGATATTTATATTCATTCGAAGTTGGTGGTATGACTTTCAATCCACCTTCCGGATGGCGTATAAAGGAAAGTGCACTAATGAAGTTACGCGATGAGAATCGACTCCATTTTCCCAAGAAGGTGGGTGGTAATCTCTATAAAAAAATATATCTATCTGAAAACCCGGGCAAATCATGCACGGATTTATGGGATGATATACACTCTATTAGTCAAGGGTCTGAAGGCAGGAAATATCCCACCGCCAAACCCGTCAAACTGCTTGAAAGACTGATAGAGATTAGCACAGACAAGGGCGATTTGGTAGTAGACCCGATGTGTGGTTCGGGGACAACCGCAAGTGCGTGTGTGAATACAGGGCGTGTTTGTTTATTGAATGATATTAATCGAGAGGTGGTAGACATTGTCCGTTCAAGATTCTCATAAT